ATCGGACAGCCGACGGGGAGGATCGCCGGGTACAAGGCAAAGGATCTTGTCGGCATCCCGTGGATGGTCGCTTTCGCCCTGCGCGCTGACGGCTGGTACCTGCGCTCTGAGAATATATGGTCGAAACCAAATCCTATGCCGGAGTCGGTAACTGACAGGCCGACCAAATCACATGAGCAGCTATTCCTATTAGCCAAGGGGCAATGGAAATCGCGTGTCGTTAAGTTCGCGAACCTTCCTGGCGAGCATTTTCATCTCCTGCAAAACCTCGGGTCGAACCGTAAGCCCGTGGGCTTTCCCGCTGGGTTGGCGATTGACTTTGCCGCCTCGATCTTTGATCTTTCGCAACTCCAGCAGAACTTCACCCTGCCGCCTTTTTATTCTGAGGTATGGCAACAGAGCGCGAACGGCAGTGACAGCGATTTTATTCGTTGCCTGCCAGTAGAACATCGGCCGGCGGTTTGGGCCGCGCGCTTTCTCACTGCGAAGGCTACCACCAAAGAGTTCTTTGGCGAGCTGAATCGCTTCTTTGTCACACTGCCCAATGGCGACGATCTCTTGAAAGCATGGACATCCACGTCCCGCTTTGACTCGCCACATATCACGGGCGATGGAGAAGGAACCGTCACTGTCCATTACCCCGGCCAGATATGCAAGGTCGATCTTGTTCATGGTGAAATAACTATATCAGAGCCGAAGGGTTGCGTCTACTTCTACGATGCGGATGCGGTGCGGGAGGATTCGGCGCGTCCCGACCTATTTGACCAAACGCGAAATGTCTATGCGCAGAAATGGAACGACGAAGATGGCAGGGAATATGAACGCAGAAAGGGGGTCGCCTACTGCAATCCCCTCGGTCGCAATCGCCGCACGGTCTGGACCATCGCCACCGAGCAGTACCCCGAGGCGCATTTCGCCACGTTCCCCCGCAAGCTCGTGCAGCCCTGCATCCTCGCCGGGTGCCCTGAGCACGCATGCCCGAAGTGCGGCGCGCCGTGGGTGCGTGAGGTGGAGGCATTCAGCACCGGCAAGCGGCAGAAAATGGCGGACGGATGGGACACGGGCAACGGAGCGCATGGTACGGTTCACCGTGATGGACGTGGGCGCGGAGAGGCGGGGAAACCCGTCATGGGATCGCGCACCATCGGCGAGCACCCGACCTGCGCCTGCGGCCTCGCGCCCATCGGCGGGACCGTTCTCGACCCCTTCGGCGGCTCCGGCACCACGGCCGAGGTCGCCCTGGAATACGGCAGGCGGGCAATCCTCATCGAGCTGAAACCCGAATATGTGGAGCTTGCCAAGCGCAGGCTCGATCCGGTGGCTGGGCGGCCGATGCTGGATTTTGTGGGGGGCGGTAACGAATGAGCGACAAAGAACGCTTCCCGCTGGACGTAGCAACGAAGACAGCCCAGGCCATCGTAAGCGAACTGCGCCCGTACTGCGAACGGATAGAGGTGGCCGGCTCCATTCGCCGCGGGAAGCCCGACGTTGGGGACATCGAGATCGTATTCGTTCCCCTCATGGAGGACGTGAAGGCCAGCGGAGACCTGTTCGAACGCACGGAACGGGTCAACTATGCCGAGAACGCAATCGCTCAGATGGTGCGATCGGGGATGCTCGCGCCTCGCCTGAACGCGCTGGGCCATCAGACGGTGGGACCGAAGAACAAGCTCATGCGCGCGCAGAGCGGGATTCCTGTCGACCTTTTCACGGCCACCGAGGAGAATTGGTTCAACTACCTCGTATGCCGCACGGGCCCCGCCGCACTCAATCAGACCATCGCCACGGCGGCCCAGCTCCGCGGCTGGAAGTGGACCCCCTACGGCCCCGGCTACCAGGGCCCCGAAGGAGAGATCCACCGTTGCGCCAGTGAAGAGGACGTCTTTCACTTCATAGGGATGCCCTACAAGGCGCCAAACGAGCGGGAGGAGTAGCATGACCATCATTCTCTCCGGCACTTACGCCGAGGCCATCCAGTATGCACGCGCCCATGAGCTTGGACACACAGAATGGCTCTGGCCTCAGTGCAGGGAGCAATTGATGGGACTGAAGAGGGGCCTGCCCTACGTAGTGATCGGCTCTTTCGGCTACCGTATGGACGCTCACCGCATCATGGAGGAGTGCTAGTACAGGCAGTTCGTACCTGTGGTATCATCGTAGCTGAGACATCAGGCCATGGCCGAAGAGAAACCCAAAAAGAAGCCCCACTACGGCAAGGTGCCCGGAAAGCGTGGAAGAAAGAAGGGAGGTCACAACGCAGAGCCTACCTTCAGGAAGCCACGTGGAGAAAAAAAGATCACCGCAAAGAAGTCCGCATCTAACACGAAAGGGCTCAGACCGCCATGGAAGCCTGGGCATACGGGAAACCCAAAGGGTCGCCCGAAGGGATCTGGGACAGTGGACATTCACAAGGTGTTCATGACCCTCCTGGAAAGGGAGGGCAAAGAAGCGGGGATCAAGTACATCGACGAGATATTCTACAAACTCCTTGATGATGTTCGCCGCGGGGCACGGAAGGCCACGGCAGCGCGTACCCTCTTGGCTTGGGGAGTGGGGATGCCTACTCAGATGGTGCGGGTGAATCAGGGAGTCGATATCACCATCGGCGTGGACGAAAGCGTTGACAGCATGGATCTTGAGAAATCGGACAACGTCACCATAGACTTTGGGGAGGAAAAGAAGGATGTCTGATCCAAGAGGGCCGTACAAGAGATTCACGGCAGGGATGACACCTGCAGCGGCCGCACGTTGGTTTGACTCGCAGGGGAAAGAATCCTATGAGACGCGCGGGAAGAAGTACGGCCACGGGGAGGCTCCCTACGTCAACGCGAAGTTCCGCTGCGCGGGATTCGCTCACAAAGAGGGGCGAGGAGCGCATCGGCCAGAACATAGGGAATGGTACCACCAAGCCAGCCTCGTTCGTGGGAATGAATGGGGAATAGCGGGTGGCTGAACCGAACCTTAAGCTCTTTCGTCATCAGGCTCAGTTCTTCAGCGCGCCGTGGAATCCCCATGTCAAGAACGTCGATTACTTCTTTCACGTGGCCGGGTACGCCGCTGGGAAATCGTACGGGGACTGCGGGCTGATCGTGAACATGATCCGCCGCTACCATGACAAAGAGGTCACGATAGGAATAGGCGGGACGAGCCTCATGCACCTGAAGAAGACCCTGCTTCTGGATCTGTTTCGTATCTTCAATCGGTTTGGCATCCCCTACGATTTCGACAAGCAATCGGGAATCATACAGATCGACAAGATGCAGTTCATGTGCATCGGCGTGGAGAATCCCGATACGATCTACGGGTACAACTACCACGCCTTCATAGACGACGAGATTGACGAGCTGCCTCATCAGAAAGCCATGGACGCGCATAAAGCCATCTCTGAGCGCACCAGGCTCGTGTTCCCTGATGGGAGGCAACCCTTCATGGCGTTCTCCTCCACGGCTCAGGGGTACAAGGGACTTTATCAGATCGTCGAGGAGAGGAAGGAGAAGCGTGAGCCGTCATTACTCATCCGAGGGGAGACGCGGTTCAACACGCTTCTTTCTAAGAAGGTCATTGATCGATGGTACCGCATGTACACGGACAACGAGCGGCTTGCCTTCTTGGAGGGCAGGTTTGTCAACCTCACCACGGGGCGGGTGTACTACGCATACGACGAGGTGAAGCATTTTCTCCGTGTGGCCCCATTCAAGATAGAGCCTTCGGATTGCATTCATGTGGGGCAGGATCTCAATACAGGATTCTCTCGTGCCGTGGCCGTGATCATCAGAGGCGACAAGATCTACGCAGTGAAGCGATGGTCATTCCCGCAGATAGGTCTGGCACCTAAGCTGATAAGACAATCGTTTCCCGCAAACGAGATCAGATGGTATCCCGATGCCACTGCGGCAGAGATCATAGCCGGGTACTCTCAGGAAGTGAGAGCGGCCGACCTACAGATCAGGATGGCGACATTCAACCCCTCACGGCTGGACAGGATCTTCTTCGTCAATAAGCTTTTCGCTTCTGACTGCATGTTTCTCGTGCCGGGGTGTGAGCCTCTTTCAATGGCTTTGAAGATCCGTCAGTACGACGATAAGGGAGATCCCGAGAAGGGGAAGGGACCAGACGCCCCCGATCACGACACGGACGCTCTGGAGTACGTAGTGTTTCGCCTGATCATCGGGAACACCATGTTCCGTGACATCCTACAGGCATCGCGTATTGGCAGGGTGCTGGTGGGGAAGGTTGCATGAACAGGGCAGAATGGCGGCGCATCCAGTTCTTGAAGGTGGATCTCGTTTACCCCGGCTGCAGGTACCGCGGGCAGCTCTCCGGGCTGAAGGCGATCGTAGATCACTGGGCCTCGAGGCCGGCGCAGACCAGTTTCCCCGGAGAGAGAACGCCACGGAAGGTGATCATGAGCTCCGATGGGGAGCGCTGGCCTCCGTACAGGACGACCATCGTTCCTGACTTCGACCATCGTCCAGAGAAGGCAACGCCGTGCGGGGACTGACGAAGGCCCAGGCAGAGTGCGTTCACTTCAAGCGCAGCCTGTGGGACCGCTGGCAGCTCAGCGTCGGCAACCGCTTCGAGTATCGTACCCTGTGCGACTTGGCAGGGCGGCAGCCCGTGGTGGTGAGGCAGAGCGCGCGCGTGACTGTGCGCCGGCTCGCCATCCAGGGGGAAGAAATCCTTTGCGTATTCGATCAGTTTCGTGGTACTCTCGTTACAGCACTCCCGCGGAACGTTGTGTCCGCTGAACAAGTTCACGACTACGTTTGGAGGAGGCGAGGGCAATGACAATCTTTGGCCGTGTGAAGCGCGCTTGGTTCGAGATGAAGGATCACCCCGTAGTGCCCGTGGACTCCAAGAAAATGAAGATGGAGCTCGACGGGCTTTCCTTTGGCCTGCGCTGCCTCATGTCTATGGGCGGCTACAAGTTCAAGCCGGAAGGGCTGAAGGACGACGAGCTGAAGCAGCGCGCGGATGGTACGGCGACGCTGTGCGCGAACCTGCACCTCATGGTACGGTGCGCTGAGGACGTCATTATTCGGCACAACCTCCTCGACGAGTACAGAACGCAGCTCGCCAAGGTCGAAGAGGCACTGAACGCGGCGGCTACCATTCCCCAGGGGGACCAGCTCGCTGCGATGAAGGCACTCGTGGAGTCGTCGAAGAAGGAAGATCAGGTCCAGAGAGCTGTGAAGGCGGTACAGGATGAAATCGATCGCAGAGCTGGCCGAGAAGGCGAGCGTTCCATGGATCAAGAAGTCATACGAGCTGATCCTACGGGCGCAACCGACAACTGACGGAGGGGTCCACGACTCCTCGGCCCCCCGCGAGGCCGCTCATTCCACCGACGACATCAAAGCGCTGAAGGAGATCCAGTACGAGGCCGTGTGCTCAGCGCGCACCTTCGACGGACAGAAGTTTCAGCGCCTTGAGGACTTCCATACCGAGTTGAATCGCCATTTCGTGAAGGACGGGTTCTGGAATCCCATGAGCGGGGTCGGCAGCGTAGACGATCCTGGCATGTACTCTTTCGCATACACCCCAGTCAGTATGTCACCCCAGGAGGCGACGGCCTTCTATTCGAGCGGCGGCCTGATGAAGGTCATCGTCGACAAGAAAAGCAAGGGCATCCTCCTGAACGGCTACAACTTCGAAGGCGAGGGCTGGCAGCCGGGCGACCTGAAGAAACTCCATGACCACGCGGAGCTCCTCGAGTTCGGCGAGGCCATGACGAACGCCGTGCGCGACGGGCTGATCTACGGCGGGGCAATCATCTATCCTCGGCTGAAGAAAGACGACACGAGAACGCTGGGCATGACCGTGGGTGAGCTGCTCACGTCAGGGGTGCTCACGAAGGACTCGATAGACCATTTCGTAGCGACGGACCGCTGGAATTGCGTTCTTGTCCCCAACTGGAACGTGACCGCGCGCGACTACATAAAGCCGTCGCACTACTACATACCGATCGGCGGGGTGCAGGTGGCCACAGAGCGCAGCGCCATCGTGCGGCCGAACATGCTGCCGTACTGGGGCATGCTCCCGCAAATGGGGTGGGGGATCAGCGACTTCGAGGGCTACAGCGCGCCGGTGATGGCGTACAACATCGTGGTGATGTCCATTCCGATCATGGCCCAGCAGATGAGCCTTCTGTTCCATTCGATCCCTCTCGACGTCACGATGATGATGGGCGGAGCCGATAAGGACTCGCCCCTGGCGCAGCTCATTGCGCAGAATCAGGCCGCCATGAGGGCGTGGTCAATCCTTCACCCCCAGGCCGTGAACAGCGTAGGGGAAATCAAAGCGATAGAGCGGCACTACGAGGGGTTCAAGGATCTCGTGATGGTGCTCCGCCAGGACATCGGCTCGAGGAGCGAGATGCCCGAGAGCGTTCTGTTCCACACCTCCGCGCAGGGGCTCGGCGCCGACAACGAAGAAGACGTCACCCTGAAGGAGTCCGCGGCCATCCAGAAGGTCGGCGTGACGGTGAAGTCACAGTTCAAGCCCGTGGCGCGCATGATTGCGATTGACTGCTTTGGTCCCGAGTACTTCACAGGGGCGAACGCGAACCTTCTGGACACGATCAGCGTGACCTTCGACTCGCCCACCATCCAGACGCCCAGCGAGATGGCTGAAGCGGGATCGAAGTTCGCCGAGGTGGTGAACAAGCTGGTGCAGTCGGATATCCCCGTGGACGCCGCGATCGACATGGCGCGGCAGTTCTTCCCTGGCATCACGATAGACGACGCGATCATGGCACGGCTCAGGCAGATACCGGGAGGACCGCCCGATGGGTACGGCGGCGCTGCAGAGCTGGGCGGGATCATGGCGCAGGGCGGATTGATCGATAAGCTCCTGACGCCTGGGGCCTATGCGGGCATGGCGCCAGTGAACGGAAACGGATCAGCCCACCTCTACGATGCAGCGCACGTGGAGGACCGGGCGCTCGACGACATGAGCACGAAGCTGAAGGCGGGCGTGAGCACGCTGGGGGAGCGCATCGCCAACGTGGAGAGCTCCGTCCGAGATCTGGCAGCGCGGCCGGCCCCGAAGATGCCAGAGCCGCAGCCTATCACGATCACCGTCCCCGTGGAGGTACAGGTGCCTGACCGGCCTCCCATGAAGACGGTGACCACCTACAGCGGCGAGAGAGATGCGGCCGGGAATATCCTGCTGGACAAGTTGGTCACGACAAAGACAGAGGTGCCCGTAGAGGCCCAGGAGAAGAAGAAATGAATTGCCCCGTGTGCGAATCGAAACTCTCTCAGGGAGAGACGGGCATGGGGCACCTCGCTTCCCAGGGGTGCGTGTTCGACGGAGAAGTGGCGTCGAACGGCATGTGGCACTTCGCCGCGACGGCCGTGCGCGCCCTGAAGGACATCCAGAAGGTCACCGACGCGCGGAAGGAGAAGAAGTAGATGGCACGCTTCATTCACAAAGAGGCGAACGTGGACGCGATGCTGTTCACGGGCGACGTGAAGGCAGCTGAGGGCTTCTGTGGCAAGACACTGGTGAACGCGGGGCAGGTGCTCGGCAAGCGCCAGGCCATCGACGGGAAGATGGTGGCCGGCCACGAATCCATTCCACAGGGCGTGGTGATCGGGAATCACGCCTGCATACCAGGGGACTGGATCGTGAAGGCGAACGGCTCGCTGCGCGTCATGAGCGAAGCGCAGTTCAAGAGGCTGTACGACGCGCAGGGGGGCAAGTAGATGGGCGGCAGCAACTCAGACTTCAAAGAGATCGCGGTACTGAGGCACTTCCTTCTCAGCACCGTGTACACGCAGCCCGCGCACCTCTATGTCGGGCTCTACACCGTGGCTCCCACGGACAGCACGGCCGGGACGGAGGTTCCGAACACGAATGGCTACGTGCGGCAGATCGTGGACGCGTGGACGTTCTCGGGCACCACCCCGACGCAGGCGCAGAACACGAGCCTGATCACCTTCCCTGCGGCGACACCCGCCGGGTGGGGGACCATCGTAGCAGGTGCGATCTCTGACGCGCTGGGCAGCGGAGCAGGGAACATCCTCGACTGGTTCGACGGGCTTTCGCAGCTCATCGGGATAAACGGCGTTGCCGAGTTCCTGGCCAATGCCATCACACTGACGCAGGACTGAAAGGCGAGATATGTACACACTGAAATCACTGGATCAGGTGCGCGAGGAAGCCGAAGCTCTAACTGTCGACGACATCGCGGCGCGCGAGCGCGAAGTCGGAGTCTTCGGTCCC